AGCCGTATTCTTTACTATGATGATGCGTAATGCGAAGGCAATTAAGCTGGCTAGAAACAATGCGACTATCGCAGAGTGGGCTAAGAACAACCATGAGTTATTTTAAGGAGAAGAAGAATGATTACGATAACACCAAGCGAAATAGTTTTAATAATATGGGGGATAGTTATGACTGTCTTATGGCAAAGGGCATTATACAAGGCAGAGGAGTTCAAACAGTTTACAGTATTCAGGCTGAAACAAGTAGCAGACGGTAGGGCAAGAGTCGTTGACAACGGCGACTCTATTGAAATCATTGTACAGGAGAAGTGACATGGATATGACGATGCACAAACAAGAAATACGGTTGAAGAAAGCACATATCGCTTTAATGAAACACAACGATACTGCGTTGTATAGCGGTGTGATGTTGATGGGTAAGTCCGAAGTAATCGATAAAGAGTTTACGGCTTATACCGATGGCATGAACAAGAGATATTCTAAACCATTCATAGAGGAAATCAAAGAAGAAGCAAAGTTGCGTGGCTTAGTATTGCATGAGAATTTGCACGTTGCATTAAAACAGATTCCAAGAGGGAAGGATATGTTTAAGGAAGATAAGCAGATATCCAACATGGCGGCGGACTTTGTAGTGAATGACATTATAAAGAATATTAAAGGAAGAATAGCAAACAGTAACGAGGCTATCGTTGAACTACCTGATGGTGCATTGTACGATCCGTTCTTTCATAATTGGTCGATGCGTGAGATCTATAACTATATCCGTAAGGAGAACCCTCAACGACAAAAACAACCAAGTGGATCAAGTGGTAAGCCTAACAATCCACAGGGGGGTGGAACGGGAGATGGCAAGATCAAAGCCAATGGCAAAGAGTATGACATGAGTGGCGATGGGTTCGATGAGCATGACTGGGAATCGTATGTTGAAGGTCTAAGCGATGACGAACGTAAAGAGCTGGGTGACAAGATCGATAGGGCTTTGCGTGAAGGCGGTATGTTGGCTGGTCGCATGGGTGGCAAGATGCCTAGACAGATTAGTGACTTGCTTGAGCCGAAGATAGATTGGCGAGAAGTGTTGCGAGAATTTGTTGCTTCCACTACTAAGGGGAACGATGAATACACATGGCGCAAGATGAATAAGCGTCACATGGCTAATGACATTTACTTACCAAGCATGGAGAACGAATCAATCGGTGAGGTAGTAGTTGCGATAGATACATCAGGTTCAATCGGTATCAAAGAGTTGACTGAATTTGCTACGGAACTGGCTTCGATTGTAGAAGTGGTGTCGCCCGAAGCGGTAAGAGTTATATGGTGGGATTACGATGTGCATGGTGAACAATACTTTAAACCTGAACATTACCAAGATATTGCATCGCTATTGAAACCATTAGGCGGTGGCGGTACTAGGGTCTCATGTGTAAACAAGTACATCAATCAGAAGAAGATTAACGCAGAATGTGTCATCGTGTTTACTGACGGATATGTGGAAGATGATATCGAGTGGACAATCGCTTCCCCTACCCTGTGGATGATTACTGAGAATAAATCATTACAAGTCCCATCAGGTAAGAAAGTCATGGTAAAGGATGACTGATGAAAAAGAAAAACGGTATGAAAAATGGTATAGCACTGATGCGAGTAATCCTAAATTTTCGCACGACATAGCAGAGTTGTTGATACAAACGCATGGGGACATGGCACACATCTATGCGTTGGAGAGAGTAGTTAACGAGAATAGTAGTAAAGAAGAAGTAAACCTATGGAAAGCAGTATTAACTTTATTAGACAAGGAGAAGTGAAATGAGAGCATTACATTGGGATAGACTTACCGAGATTAAAAATACTCAAATGCCGTATCGTGGCACAACAAATAGATATCCAATTGCGGATAGGAAACATAATACTAAATGTTTTTATGTTGAAGAACGAGGTGATGAAACTGTTTATGTTGTGACGTATGGTTACAGATACCAAGAAGTTTTCCGCACAGAGGAAGAATATAAAAAAGACCAAAACAATAAAAAACAAAATATTTTTCTGCGTGATTGGGAAAAAGATGAAACCAAAAAGTATGTAAGCTATATTCATTTTCCTCGTGAATTAGGTATTATTCGTTCAGACAACACGTTTGAATTTACAAGCGAATACTATGGGCAAGGAGATAATATATTGATGAGTAGATGGAGTAGAGGATGGTTCTTTCGCAGTTCACGTTATGGTGGAATGGTATATAAGGAAGGAATGAATGATATTTTTCACCCAATCTTCAAAGGTATGCGGGTTAACTTAGATACTATGATGCCCCATGAATCTTCTATCTATAAGGTAACTGGTAAGCGTGTCAATCGTAAAGATGCGAAGCAGTTTCTTAGTAAGTATGCAGATTTTTATAAAATCAACGAGGTAATGTTTAAAACAATAGATTGGAAAACGCTAATGGATACTGCGGTAGATACTGTAAAGTCATTAGCAAACCAAGATGAACTAATTAACTTTTATCTGAGTAAAGAAACTAAAGATAATATGATCGCATGGGCAGACAAGAATATCAACGTAGCACCACTAGACTCAGCGTTGGCATTTGCAGTCGCACATGATATTGGCAATATGTATCGTCGTGTAAGATCATCTACCTTAGATAATGGGTATGCAAGTGCGTATGGAAATGCGGAGATTGACCCGATGTATATTTACTCTAGTATTAAACGTAAGCTGAATAAAGAATTATACAAACGGCATGACGAGGTGATGAAACCTGTAGAGTATACGATGGGTAAGCGTTTCCCTCAAAGCGAGTGGGGCTTGACTATCACAGTTGACGGCAAAGAAGTTGAACAATATTAAGGAGAATTATGATCGAGATAGAAAAAGTAGATATGCCCTACAAGGAATACATTATTTCGGACAAGGTAGACAAAAGCCTAATACATATTACTGACTATATTGCTCGACGTGTTAGGTATAAGTTTCCTAATGGATACGGTGCTAGTGTAGTTATGGGTAATTTGTTTTATTCTAATGAGGACTCAGGCTTATACGAAGTTTGTCCCATGAAAGATAATAAGTTGTGGTATGAATTAGTAGACTCTAACAACAAGGACGTGTATGGGTATCTCAATGATGAAGAGTTATATATTTTATTAACGAAAATTTTAATGAAGGAGAAGTGAAATGAAATACGCAATCGATGGATTAACTGAGCAATATGTTATAGACGCTATTGAAAGCACACCAGTAAAGAAATTAATATACGAACTAAATTTTAAGTTTGGGCTAAAAGTATTAGCGTTAGAACAGAAAGGCGAGATGTATACCCGACGACCACAGGAGATTGTTCTTACCGATGCAACAGGCACATTTGTGGTGGCGAGAGCGTGGACTGAGGATACAGGTAAAAACCTAACATATTATTTTCGTTCGCCTTACTTCATTAAGGATAGAGGGCATAGCAGAGAAGATAAAGAAACTTTCTTTAGTAAGAAGTTATCTACATTGATAGCAACAATCAAGCGTAATAGCATCGTACCTACTGAAGAACAAATTTTACACTTTTACAGAGCATCATTTTTTAGTGCAGTACATACATTAGAAAGTTCACACGGTCGTTCTTATAAGGACGATGCGTTAAGTGTAGACAAAGTACACACCTTATTAAAGTATGCACTAGGGGAAACTACTGAGTTAAATATTTTAGCTGAATGTAAAACAATACTTGACAAATATAATAAACTAGATAAAATAAAAGAAACTGCAAAAGCAGACATAAAAAGATTTTTTGGTGGTGGCTTTTATGCTATTGGTGCTGATGGGTTTGGACAATTAGTTGTAGGTAAAATTAAACATATTGGAGATGATGTGTCGGGGTTTAAATTTAATGTAGTTGAACCGTTTGTTAGAGTTAAAAACTTAGACAAACACGAACACTTACAACCCATCATGCTTATGCAGAAGGTATATCACGAGCAACAAGGGCGACATACTATATACCACGCAAATTTAATTCCACCCCATAGTGGACTGTTAAATGACCTTGATATCATCCAAATAAATAATGCCCACCCAAGCGTGTATGACTTTGTTTGGACATTCGTTCCATGTTTGCCAACACTATGAAAATACTTAACATCAGTCCAGTCCCTCATCGAATTAACTTGGTAATAAATAATCTTAGCCCGATTGTTCACCCATATAAATGGGACTTATATCGTGTACCTTTGCGTAAAGAAAAAGATCATTACACGATGTATGTCGCTGACGGTTATACCAGAGAGTTCGATGAAAAGACTTTGCCTGATGAAGTTAAAAGTAAGATGGCTATGATACTTGCAAGTGACCATGAGTTAGTTCGTGATGACGAGATATCACATTTAAATCTTATGTTAATGAGGAATAATGAGTTGGCAAATGTTGGCTGGCAAGCGAGCGATAGTTGGTTCGTTGTCGTATTGCCATATTCATTACTAATGAAACTAAGAGGAGAAGATAATGGCAACACCTGAAGCTAAAGTAAAGAAGAAAGTTAAAGACTATTTAACCGCTAGAGGAATCTATTACACAATGCCGTTTACCGCTGGATATGGTGCGAATGGTGTGCCTGACATACTTGTTTGTTATCAAGGAAAGTTTTACGGCATAGAGTGTAAAGCTAATGGGAATAAGCCTACGGCATTACAGGCTGAACACATGAAGAACATTCAACGTAATGGTGGAACGGCAGTTGTGGTCGATGAGAATAATATTGACACGATGCTAGATGGTTTATTTAATGATATAGATGATGGGAGATGCTAAATAACTGGCTTCAATATGAAAAATAAAGATAAAGAGTATTTAAGAGATTTGATTGCGTGCTTTGCTATGAACGGCTATATGTCAGGTAAAAAACAATTTAGTGAGAGAGGACTAGCAGTTGCTTCTTACGAGTTGGCTGACATGATGCTAAAAGTGCGTGACGAAAAAGAACCGCCCAATATGGGCATAACCGCAGTAACCCTTAAAGGAGAAGTAAATGAATAAAAAGTTAAAAATAACACAACAAACGAGTGCTGGACTTTGTGAAGCTTTGTTTGAAGAATTTGATTTATTGCGTAACGGTAAAAGCGATGCACACCGAGCGTCTTCTGTAGCAAAAATAGCAGTTCAGATTATTAATACCAAGAAGCTAGAAATAGAAGCCGCGACTTTTCATAAGTCGGGTTTAAGGTTTGTACCATTGGCTTTAACTGCTAAAGGAATTCCTATTGGAGTACCTAATGATTAATCACGTTTCTCCTAACGACGCAATAAATTTTGCGCACGACAAACGCTTGGATGAAATATATGGCTATGAAAGGAAAGAAATATTAGCCTTGTTCAATGAGATTTCTAACATATATAAAAATGCTATGAATCGTAAATGGGATGGCAGATGCGACATTTGCGGTAAGGGCGATAAAAATGAAGTATATCGTGTAAGTAACATAGTTAAAGGTTATGAACATAGGATTAATTCATCACCGATACTTTGTTGGAATCATATGACAGGATGGAATATGAGTATAGGTAATAAAGAATTTAATTCTATCCTTGATAAATGTCTTGAGAGTGACAGATGGAAAATAGCAAGGTATGCACATAAGCAAGAATTATTAGATAAGTATGGTTTATCCGATGAAGAAATTGATTTGCATTTTGCAGAATATTTAACCAAGCAATTATTTAAAGTAGCACAAACCCAAAGAAAAGGAGAAGTAAATGAAAGTTAGCAAAATTGAAGCAGTAAAAAACTTGATGGACAAAAACCCTAGCATGACCGCACCTGAGATATCCAAGAAGTTAGGCATTAAGATTGGCTATGTCTATACGATGATGTCTAAGGTAAGAAACTTAAACAAGACTCCACAACGTAGTGGAACTTTAAATGAAATGCCCCTCATACAAATTCGTGATGATGGCGAGATTCATTTGCATGAAGTTTTTACAAACGATAACATCAACCACCCACCGCACTATACAACAGGTGGCATTGAGACTATCGACTTCATCGAAGCGAAACAGTTAGACTACCATCTCGGTAACGTCGTCAAATATATTACTAGGGCAGACCATAAAGGGGATCGATTAGATAACCTAAAGAAAGCCCAATGGTATTTAAATCGTGCAGTTTTTAACTTGGAGAAGTAATATGAAAAAGATTATCGCATTAATGATAGCGAGTGGTGTCCTTACTGCTTGTCAACCAATGCCTGAGTCTTCAGCAAAAATCGAGCGTCGTAAACAAGAAGAATTAAGTCTACAAGCAGTGCAACAAGTAGGTATGCCTTCGATTGTGAACTTCGCTGAGAAACGCATGATGAAGGATATTCTTGAGATACGAGACCAAGACGTTGCTACGACTACTTACATTGTTGGTATGAATGGAGAACTTCATAAGTTATGTAATTCGGTGGGTTACGGCTTACCTTATGCGACTCAATACACTAATCCACAAGCGATGCAAAACGACGAAGTAGGGCATTGGAGTCTTTTGCCACAAGCAGACCCTAATGGACTTTATTCTCCAGCGAGTGCCGACGGCACATGGGTTCAATGTGTAGACCCTAAGAGTGGTAAAGCGAGAGTCGTTTATATCGAGCCACGCATCATTGTTTCACCAATTCCATTAGGAGGTTAACATGAAAGAGTTTTTTATAGGACTTATTACTCTAATCGTTTCTTTGTTTTTATTACTTGCACTTAGCACAGGGCTAAATTTATTTGACTTAGCAAGCTATAACTTCTTTGCGCCAAAGTACCGAGCAGTAGAAAATAAAGTATTCAAAGAGAGCGAGCAATACAACGATGGAATGGTTCGTGATTTAGAAAACTTACAGATGGAGTATGCCAATGCAGATATAGAACACAAGCAAGCATTAAGGGCTATTATTTTACATCGTTTTAGTGTTTACGATGAAGACCGCTTACCATCTAATCTGCGTAGTTTTTATTCTCAGTTAAAGCGTAATTAATTTATAGGGGGGTAAGGCTATGCCTCGCTCCCCTTTTTTGTAACTATACACCACACTATTTAAGGATTTTAAAATGAGCGAAGAAAAACAAATCGATATTAGCAACGGAGTAAACATTGTATTGGCTAGGATGGATACGCACCCCGAAGAATTTTGGGGCGATAGCGAAAAGTGGCGATTCATCTATAAAGAATATTTTAGAGATGCCATGACTGAAGTGCAGAAGGGGCAGATTTTTGAGAAGATTAAACAGATTCGCATGGAAGAATTTAATAACATGGTATTCCGAACGCTGATCGAAAAAGAAGATGAGGACGAGGACGAGGACGAGGACGACGATGACGAGGAAGATAATTCACCTTTTGGAAGTGCGCCAATAAAACGTAAAAATTTAATCAAATGGTAGTTCAGTTAAATATAACACTAGGTTGAAGGTAAAGAAATGAGTGAGGATAAAAAATACTGCCCTGCGTGTACACAATATCGACCAGCAAGTGAAGTTTCATTGGTGAATACATCGAACAGAAAGGTAAGGATTTGGAAGTGCGTACATTGTTTAAACAGACAGAGCAAACGTGCTTATGAAGGAAAGAAAGCGAGTGTGAGAAATGACAGCAAATGAACTAGCGGATTTTATTGAAATTAGTAACCCTAACGATAAAACACATCAAGCGATAGCCACTATGCTACGTCAACAAGAAGCTGAATTGACTGAAGCAGGACATATGATTGGTGTATTACGAGAAGAAATTAGTTTGTTGAAAGAAGAAATAGAAGCGTTGAAACCATACAAAGAAAAGATTGAAATGATGGAACGAGCCTACGATGCCCATATTAAAAAATCAATGGGTGAGGTTAAAGACCTTATAAAGAAAGCGAGGAAAGTGAAATGACTGCAAATGAACTATTAGATAAGTTAAGAAGTGCAAGTATTAAATTGCTGGGTAAAGAAACTGAACAAGCAGGTAGGGCTATTATTCTTTACCGAGAATCAGCCATTATGCTACAACAACAAGCCAAAGAAATAGAAGCGTTGAAAAACGCAAATAGATTTATTCAAAATTTTGCAGAAGAACAACATCGAAGAGCCGTAGCATTAGAAATGCGTGAACTAACAGATGGTGAAATAGACGAAGTTGCTCAAGAAAATTTTGAAGGTGTCGGAAGATTGATTTACATGATTCAAAGTGATGTTAGTGTAAAAGATTTCAAAGAAGCAATTAGAAGTTTTGCAAAAGCCATCCTAAAGAAAGCGAGTTAAAAATGAGTCATTACGGCAAATGTAAACATGGTGTTTATTTAGATGGTTGTCGTAAATGTTTTCCATTACCTGAATTAACAAAAGTTGGGGAAGAAATTATTCAAGAATTAGCAGAATGTTTTAATGAGGATAAAGAAATGACAGCAAATGAACTTGTAGATAAGTTAGAAAGTGTAAGTATTAGATTATTGGGTAAAGAAACTGAGCAAGCAGGTAGGGCTATTATTCTTTACCGAGAATCAGCCATTATGCTACAACAACAAGCCAAAGAAATTAAGGAGTTAAAAAATTCACTTAAACTATTTGATAAGGAACTTGATTTAGACGATAAAGAAATTGAATTGTTACACAACAAAATAGAACAACAAGCCAAAGAAATAGCAATGCTAAAACAAATTATTGATGCAAACAATTTACAGTCAGATATTGGGCAATTTGTAAGACCAATAGATGAACCAGTAGCGTGGATGGTAGATGGAGTGCTTTTTAATAGTTTGGGTGCGGCATTAAACATATCTTTTGATATTGAACAGCCTTGTATTCCACTCTACACCCATCCAGCAAAGACACTAACAGATGAGGAAATAAAAACAATTTATTACGAAACAGGTGATTTGTTTGATTTTGCTAGAGCAATACTAAAAAGAGCGAGTGAGAAATGAAAGTTGTATCAATTAACCCAAAACCAACATTGATAGAACTGCAACAAAAATTACTTGATGTTATTCAGTTAGAACCATTTGCTAACATTAGTATTGCTGAAACATTGGGTGTATTAGAAATGGTGAAATTTATTTTAATTAACGCTACAGAGGAGTTATAAATGTTATCAAGAGAAGAAATTAAAGTAATTTGGGAATCAAAAAAATGGGAAGGTGAACATTATATTGATTACATTGGATTTGCTGAAGCAATTATGGAATACAACAAACCTCTTGAACTAACGGAAGATGAAATAAGAGAAGTGGCTGATAGCGTATGCCATACATGGAAAAAGAACGGTGTTGGCGAACTTTACATGACGGATTTTGCAAGAGCAATACTAAAGAAAGCAGGTGAAAAATGAACGGTGGAGTAGAAATAATATTAGAGCGTATGAAGACGCACCCTGACGAGTTTGTAATAGGGTCACCGATCTCTTACGATAGTAAATGGGGAAGTTTTCTTAGGGAGATAATAGATGCTGAATACTTTAATGAAGCGGAAAAAGAGGCGGTTCTTATAGCTATTCGTGAAGCAAACCGAGAGAATTTTACTGGTCGTGTGATGCAGCGTTTAGCAGGAGAGGACGAACCGACGGGTGCGCAGGGAAAGTTGTTTTTAGATCAAGCGATCGGTATGGATATGGGTGGGCAGTCCCGTATTCACTCGTCACCAGCCAATAACGATCTAGCCAATACAGGTCGGCATATTTATGCACATGCGGAAGCATTACGAGCATTAAAAGGAATGATTTTTAAATGAATCTAATTACGTTGGACTTTGAGACCTATTATTCTAAAGACTACTCATTAACAAAACTCACTACTGAAGAATATATCAGGGACAAACGCTTTGAGGTAATCGGAGTTGCGGTTAAAGTTAATGACGGTATTGTTGAATGGTTTTCTGGTTCACACATCGAAGTCCGTAATTACCTTTCCACGTTCCCGTGGAATGACAGTGCATTACTTTGCCACAACACAATGTTTGATGGTGCAATCCTTAAATGGAAATTTGGTATTACTCCTAAGATGTACCTTGATACTTTGTGTATGGGTCGGGCTACTAATGGTGTTGATGTGGGCGGATCACTAGCTTACCTTGCAGAAAGATATTCTTTAGGGAAGAAAGGCACAGAGGTAGTTGATGCTAAAGGCAAGCAAATAACTGGTTTCAATCCTACTGAGTTAGCCCAATATGGCGAGTATTGCAAAAACGATGTGGAGTTAACTTTTAAACTTTTCCAAGTATTGTCTAGTGCGTTCCCTGAAGAAGAATTAAATCTGATCGATATGACACTAAGAATGTTTATTCATCCTATCCTAAGAGCCAACTACGATTTATTGGAAGAAAGATTAGAAGAACTTAAGCATGAGAAGTTACAGTTATTAGGCACACTCAAAGAAAAACTAGACTGCGATAATGAAGAAGCGGTGCGTAAACGCTTGGCTAGTAATAAACAGTTTGCTGGCATCCTCAAAGAGTTTAATGTTGAAACACCGATGAAGATAAGTAAAACTACGGGTAAACCCACATATGCGCTGGCTAAAAACGATGAAGGGTTTATAGCGTTAGTAGAGCATGAAGACCCTTTTGTTCAACAACTGGCGGCGGTGCGTTTGGGAACGAAGTCAACGATTGAAGAAAGTAGGATTCAAAGGTTCATAGATATTGGTGCTAGGAATAGACATGAACTACCCATCCCGCTTAAGTATTATGGTACGCACACAGGTAGATGGGCGGGTTCAGACAAAGTTAATTTTCAAAATTTACCTAGCCGTGACAAAAAGAAAAAGACTTTAAAGAACGCAATATGTGCGCCTGAAGGTTATGTTGTTATTAACTGCGACTCATCACAGATTGAAGCTAGGGTGCTTGCATGGCTATCAGGGCAAGATGATTTGGTTGAGTCATTTGCCAAAGGCGAAGATGTTTACTCAGAGTTTGCATCAAAAATATATGACCAGCACATCACTAAGAAAAATCCTGTTGAAAGGTTCGTAGGTAAAACTTGCATTTTAGGATTAGGTTATGGGACTGGCGCATTAAAGTTACAGCACACACTAAAGACAAGTCCCCCTGGGGCTGACCTCACAGAAGATAAGTGTGTGGAAATAGTTAGTCTATACAGAGAAACTAACGACATGATTGTGAAGCTATGGCGTGAAGGCGATAGGATGCTGAAGACTTTGGCTGATTGGGATAAAAACACTAAGCCTTTTTACTACGGCAAAAATAGATGTGTGAAAGTGTATAGCGATGGTATACAGCTACCAAACGGGTTATATATCCGCTACCCCGAACTTAAGCTTAATACTGATGAAACTACTAGCGGATACCAATATAGATCACGCAAGGGCCCAATAAGTTTGTGGGGCGGATCGATTGTAGAAAACGTAGTGCAAGCACTCGCTAGGATTATTGTTGGTGAGCAGATGTTAAAACTGAACGAGAGATATCGCCCTGTCCTTACGGTGCATGATGCGGCGGTGTGTATTGTCCCCGAAGATGACGTAGACGAGGCTTGTGCATGGATCGTCGAGATCATGTCAACACCACCTAAATGGGCTAATGGACTACCTGTCGCTTGTGAAGCCCATTATGGATACAACTATGGAGAAATGGAAGAATGGAAGCCGAACAAAGGATAGAAGCACTTGAAACACAAGTTAGAGAATTAGAACGAGGATTAAAGCACCTCTTGATAGCACATAGAGGGTTTACAGATTCTACTGTTACCGCCGAAGAACGTAACGAGATTGAGTATTCTAAACTTAGAGTTGAGCGTCATGCCATGAGTTTAGTCCATCAAAGAATGATCGAGCGTAAATATGCAGAATATGGTGGTGAGATAGAAAGAATAAAAGACCGTATGGAAGTTATGGAGCAGGACAATCCATTTTTAAAAGAACGATATGAAATATAAACGCATAGGTTGGATATCGTGGGGCGGACTGCATACTAAGAAGATGAAGTTCTTTTGGTTCAGTAGGCGCAAGCGTGACGGATATGATATACCGATATATACTGATGAAAAACTAATCAAGAAAGGTAAGAAGATGGTTAAGAAACTAGAAGTTAAAGTCCCTGCAATTAAAGAGAAGTCAGGCAAAATTGTTAAAGCACCTAGCAAGGCATGGTCACATGATGAATTGATTGCTAAAGAGGGCAAGAAAGCTAAAGGTTCGAAGCATGAGTTTGAGTTGACAAACGGTGAAGTGGTTAGCCGCAAAAAAGCGGCGAAAGTTGCTGAGAAAGCTGGTGAAGTACCTAAGTCTGTGGGTAAAAAACTTCATAGCCATGACTTGCGTAAAGCCGCACGGATTAAAAAAATTACCAAAAAAGATTTGTAAAAGATTTATTTTAGTGTAATATGTATAGATGAACTTTACATGGTCATTCTCCTCTCTCAAAGACTACATTAACTGTCCTAAGCAGTATCAGGAAGTTAAGGTTCTTAAGCGTCACGTCAAGTTTCCGACGGAGCAAATGCGCTATGGAACGGAAGTGCATAAGGCTTGCGAAGATTATGTCGGTAGAGATATACCTCTTGCAAAAAACTATGAGAGGTTTCAAGATACGCTCGATATTCTACGGGCTATTCCTGGGGTCAAGTACCCTGAGCATCAGATGGCACTCTCATCAGCGAAAGAACCATGTGCGTACGGTAAAGGTTATTGGGTACGAGGGATTGTAGACTTGCTAATCGTGGATGGTAAAGAAGCATTTATTGTCGACTACAAAACGGGTAGTTCAAAGTACCCTGACGTGAAGCAGTTAACCCTAATGGCGCTTATGACGTTCGCTCATTTCCCCGAAGTAGATAATATCAAAGCTGGGCTGTTGTTTATTGTTAATAATGCTTTTGTTACAGAAGTTTACAGGCGTGAGGATATTGATAAACTGTGGGAAACTTTTGATCCCCACCTTGAAAGATTAACACTTTCATACGAAAATGATGTTTGGCAAGCAAACCCTACTGGGTTATGTGGCTGGTGTCCAGTCAAGTCTTGCGAATTTCATAAGGAGAGATAATGCCATACGTTAATAAACCCCGACCATACGCAAAAGAATACCAACAGGAAAAAGCTAGAGGTGAAGAACCACGCCGTGCAGAACGTCAACGTGCTAGACGTGAGATCGATAAAAAGTTTGCAGATAAAAACAAAAACGGTAAAGCTGATATTCGTGAAGGCAAAGACGTAGCGCACGTTAAAGCATTAGATAAAGGCGGCTCAAATAAAGCAGGTGTATTTATTCAATCAGCACACGGCAATAGATCATTTAAAAGAGATTCAAAAGGTAACTTAGTTTCTGAACACGCTAAGAAAGAAAAAGGCGGAGAGAAGAAACTGAGCAAGATTATAAAGATGAAAAAGTAAGGCTGGTATAACCGTCGTAAGGCATGAGTGGGCGGACTCTAAATAACCATGTCAGTTGGACAGTGTACCCTAAGACTAGCTTTAATCCTGCTGGCACTTTTCCTTGCACTCGGTTCAACCGATTAACCCCCGTAAGGGGTTGTTAATTTAGTTAAAGGATATTTGTGGAAATAGTACAAAACGAAGCAGTAAAAGTTATCGTCCAGTCAAGTAAAGTTAAATTAATTACAGACCACTTAGATAAAAGTGAAGTATTAACTGATAACGGCGACCACGCTGAAGTGTTAGTCTATTGGGGCATCGAGGAGATGCAACACCTAACCAAAATACTTGATGGAAAAGTTCCTTCACCGATAGAAAAAGATTATTCATGGCCTGGTATGTACACGCCATTCTCTCATCAAAAAATTACAGCATCCTTCCTTTCTTTACATCAACGCGCGTTTTGTTTTAACGAAGCGGGTACAGGTAAAACATCTTCAGTGATATGGGCGATAGATTATTTAATGACGCAGGGCTTAGTAAAACGGGTATTAGTAATTTG